CAAATAATATTTGAATTTTTTATTGGAATTTCTATATTTACGTCTGAATATTTTTGAGCTATATATAAATATTTAGATATAACATCATTTTTTTCTTTATTGTCTATATTTGAACGCCCTATAAATGTTAATTTTACAGGTGTTTGCAAAATTTGTTTATATTTTTCTAACAAATGAGTTGTATCTGCTAAATAAAAATTTATATTATTTATATTTTTAATTTTTTCTAACAAATGAGCTATATTTTTTTCTATAATCTTAATTAATCGAAACTGTAAATTAGGCATTTTTAAAGTTTTTTTTAAATCCAATAGTTTTTCTTGATATTCAACCAGTTTTTCTGATTCTTCTTTAAATGTTTGTTTAATTTTCATATCTATAGATAATATATCTATCTGAGACATATTTCTATTATTTATTGTACCTTTTAAGTATTCATTAAATAATGTTTTATATAAATAAAATAAACATTCATAATACTTAAGAATTTACTATCATTGCAAAACATAATTTACTATGTATTTATATTTCTATTATATTAATTAGAGTTCTAGGATTGAATTTTTAGTTAAAAAACCTTAAAATTATAGTATTCAATACATCTAATACTATAATTTTTAAATATACAAAAAATAGAATATATTTAATAATAAACAAAAAAAAATTTTCTTGTCTAATATAAAACTATGGCTTCTATTTGTACATCAAACGTAACATCTGGATTTATTGATCTTGCTACATTTGATGAACTTGAAAAATACATGTATGGCGGTCCTGACGCAACTGCTTATTTCGTCCGAGAAACAAGAAAAGCTACTTGGTTCACTCAAGTACCTGTCGTTCTTTCCCGTGCTAGCGGGACTCCTGCTTTTGACACCGAATGGTCTGTGAGCATTTCTCGAGCTGGTGATTATTTGTTAGCTACTTGGCTTCGTTTAACTACTCCTAAAATTACTCTTAATTATAATGCATCCACTACAACTGCTTATGCTGTTCGATGGACTAGAAATTTTATGCATAATATTATACGTGAAGCATGTATTACATTTAATGATTTGGTTGCTGCTAGATTTGATTGTTGGCATCTAGATTTTTGGTCAGCTTTTACTGTTCCTGCAAGCAAACGAAATGCTTATAATAATATGATTGGTAGTGTTCCAGATTTGACTGATCCTCAAATTCAAGCTGTCGGTCAATCTGCAGTAGGAGCATGTATAAAATCAGCTGTCCTCAATCTTCCTTTACCATTCTTTTATGCTCGTGACAGTGGAGTTGCTCTTCCTACAGCTGCTCTTCCATATAACGATATGCGTCTTAACTTTTCGTTTCGAAGATGGGATGAGTTATTGATCGTAGATAGCTTCGATGTTGCTGAAGGTGTATACACGTACACTGGAAGCAGTTGTGCAGTTGAAGGAAGTGGTCCCGGTCAAATTAACGGTGCACCTATGCTAAAAGACGTTCAAGTATGGGCTAATTATGCTATAGTTTCAAACGATGAACGTAAACGAATGGCTTGCGCTCCTCGTGATATTCTAATTGAACAGGTTCAAACTGCTCCTCGTCAGTCATTTCTTCCAGCTACCATGCCAAGATATGATATTAGATTTTCTCATGCTATTAAAGTACTATTTTTCAGTGCTCGTAATACCACGTATAAATGCAGTTGGTCTAATTATACAGCTGGACAGCCACTTATAGAGTGTGAAATACCTGGAGGATCTTTACAGCCTGTTTGCACCATTGACTATAATTCTGGATCTATGGTTGATCCTATTTCAGTTACTTCTCTTATTTATGAGAACACCAACCGTCTTTCATCGATGGGATCTGATTATTTCAGTCTTGTTAATCCTTGGTACAGTGCACCTGCTATACCTCTAGAAACTGGATATCATCTTTATTCATATTCTCTTGACTTTATTTCTCTTGATCCTATGGGATCTACTAATTACGGCAAACTTACAAATGTAAGTATTGTACCAGACTCTTCTCAAGAAGCTAAAAATTATGGCTTAAATCCTTTGGATCCAGCAAACGTTAATACATATAAAACTGAAGGAGTTTATATAACCCAAACGTGGGAGTTTATTGTTACGGCTGTTAACAATAATATTGTTCGTATTTCTGGAGGAGCTCTCGGTTTCCCTGTGTTATAAATGGAATTTTGGATGTACTGTTGGTTATTTTTAAAATATTATTAAATATTTTAAACAAAATATTATTTTTAATTTCATAAACAGTTTTACTAAATTAAAATATATCATGATACATTGTTGTATAAATTGAACTAAAAAGACAAGATATTAATTCTTCTTCATCGTCTAAAGGAAGATTTAGTAACCAATTACGGACATCACTTCGTTTTCTAGCAACAGGCAAAACATCTAATAATATTTCATTCAATTCAAGAGTTTTTACTATAATATCAGGTATTGAACTGATAAATACAGAATGACAACCAGAAATGTAATAATTAATAAAATTTATTTTTGTAGGACTTTTTTTAATATATTTATACCAATGTTCAATAATATTCACAGCAATTTTTTGTTTGTTTTTAATTTCGTTTCTCCACTGTTTGCAAACTGTTGAATAATTACTATGCGGTGCAAATGAAATAATAATAGATTGAATTTCTGACGGAAGATCCATTGTTATTTATACTCTAAACCATCTTTACAATTTCAATTTTATGTTTGACTGTAGTGTGTTTGTGTTTGATTTTGATTTATTAGTTAAGTATCAATACCATTTCTCTTGCATAATCATAAGAGTTTTCATCTATATTTTTAACTTTTAGAAAATTATCTTTCAATGTTGTTATTTTATCATTAATTAAATTCATAGAGTCTTCTATCTGTTGATTATTAGCTATATTATCAAAAAGTTTACTGTTTTCTTCTATAAACAATGTTTTACTTTTTGTTATTATAGGATCTTTTATAGCATTTTTAAGTTTTAATGCTTTTATATCTTTTTGAATTATTCCATTATCATCTTTATATTTAAAGATAGCTTTTGAAGGATCAGAACATATATATTTTTTCTTCCCATCTTCTTGTTTAACTATATAATCTTTAGTAAATTTTGCAACTCCTTTTAATCCTTCGTTCAAGTGTTCAATAGTAAAGTTATTTTCAACACTATTTTTTATAGTATTTTCTCCAAAATCAGCTATAAGTAAATTATTTGTAATTGTATTTGTATTTGTATTTGTATTTGTAGTTGTTATAGTAGGTCTAGACGCTATTGTATATAATTTTTCTTCATGTCTTTCTAATTTTTTTTCTAAATTTAGATTATCTACAAGAAGACGTTTGTTTTCAATTTCATACTTATATAATGTTTGTTTCAAATCATTTAGTTCATCTTTTAATAATATTATTTCTTCTGATAAGTTAATTATTGTTTTATCTTTTTTAAGAGTGCATACTTTTTGATGTCTTTTGTAACTATCGTATTCAAAACTTTTATCACAGTATTTACATTTATTTAAAAGTTCTTTAGTCTCTACATTTAGTTTTTTTTGTATATTTATACAATATTTAGTTTTTTGTTGATGTTTTTGCATTATATATTTATTAGTAAACTCATTTTTACAAAATTCACATTTCATTTGATACTAACTTTTATACTTTTAAATACTATAACTACAATTTTTGTAGTTAATAAATTATATATTACTTAGTAAACCTTTATACCGTTTGACTACAATTAACTACAATCAACATTTTATTGTTTTTTTTAATTTAAGTTGATAATACTTTAATTTCAAAAAAAAGTATGGTTAATTTTTTTTGAAATTTTACGACACAAAATTTGTGTGTGTTATAAGAATTATTATTTTAAAGATTTTTTTATTTAATTCATTTTGTACTTTCAAATTTTTTATTTTCAAAAATGTAATTATATAATACAATCGTATAATTACGTTACTATGCATATGCTGGTTTTTAATTTATTATAATAGAAATTTTAATATATAAAGACAATATTTATATTATAAATGAGTTCAAGAGGTAAAATTGTTCTAACAAAACATAAAATTTTAAAACAAATATGGCATCCAGAATCAGCTTTAGTGTTTAAGTCAGCAACTGAAAAATTAGTAATTGGTAGATGTGAAAATGATAAACTTATACCATTAGATGATGTATCACTTGATTTATGTAATAAATGGAAATTTAAATATGATAATAGTCTTGTAGATGAAGTTTCTGATGAATCAGAAGAAGACTTAAATCACGATTCTAAAGAGAAAAATGAGGAAGAAGACAATGAGGAAGAAGATGATGAAGAAGACAACGATGAGAAGGAGAAGGAGAAGGAGAAGGAAAAGGAAAAGGAAAAGGAAAAGGAAAAGGAAAAGGAAAAGGAAAAGGAAAAGGAAAAGGAAAAGGAAAAGTAAAAGGAAAAGGAAAAGGAAAAGGAAAAGGAAAAGGAAAAGGAAAAGGAAAAGGAAAAGGAAAATGAAAATGAAAAGGAAAAGGAAAAGGAAAAGGAAAAGGAAAAGGAAAATGAAAATATATCAGATGATTTTACTCAATTATTTTGTAACAATATTAATGAATTAATGCATTCTTTCCAAAATGCTTATTCTAGTTATGAAGCAGAGCAAAATAAAAAATATGAAGATTTAGTAGAGTATAACAATAAAATTTTAGTTCAGTTAGAAAAAACAAAAATAGAATTAGAAGAAACAAAAACAAAACTTGTAAATGTACGAAAAATTATAGGAAGTTTATAAAATTTTTTAATGAGTTTTAAATAAAATTATTTAAAACTTTAATCTGAATATTCTCTTTGTTTTGTATCTTCTTTACGACTTTGTCTTCTTACAGTAAGTAATCCACTTTCTTTTAATTGACGTGTATGTTCCTTTATTAATTTATTTTGTTGTTTAACAATTAACTTGACTATTTTTGTTTTTAACTCTACGTGTGCTTTTTGAATCATTTCATCAATTTGTTTTTCAAATTCAGTATCCATTTTCTTATGAAATTTATTTCTTTAAGTTTTGTAAATTTTATATTAAAATTTTAATATAAAATTATTATAAATGAATACAAACGATTCTGTTAATAAAAAATCTACTAATTATTTTTTAATATGAGTTGGTATATTAATATGTATATTGATAATAATAACAATAATTTTTTTTATTATAACTGCAATAAAGTGTAATGATAAGTGTAACACTAATGGAGATTGTTCGTTATTAACAGGTAAGTGCAATTGTAAAAAAGGATACAAAGGAGATAGATGTAAAGACGAGAATAAAGATGATACTAAAGATGATACTAAAGATGATACTAAAGATGATACTAAAGATGATACTAAAGATGATACTAAAGATGATA